CTGGACACTATCAACTTCGCATCCTCATACTCCAGGCGGTCAATTATTTCGCCGTTAACTGAACCCGCAGACAGCGCCTGCGGCCTCAGTGCGCAGGCAAGTTTAGTATTCTTAGCCAACTTTTTGGACATCTTCATCCCTCCGATAAAAATTAAATTCTAATGGGGGCTATTAAGCCCCCGGTTTAAAATTATTTGGTGTATACGTCGGTGTAAACTTCAAACGCTTCGTTGTGGCGCACACCGAAGTCGTGCTTGGCAATGACTTTCAATACAGTCTCATCGCGGGTGAACGCAGACTGCAGGTTGCTGCCGTCCCACCAGGCGGCTTCCTGACTGGCCGCGATTTCCAGGCTCATTTCTTCTCCAATGATAAACTCGCTCCAGTCGCCCAGGAAAACATCAACCGGGTAATGGGTTGCTCCACCATAGCTAATCTGGTTGGAGATAGCAAAGGGCAATCCCAGGAATTTACCCTGGTTCATTTCGTCCCGGTGGATATAGTTGCCGCTGCCGTCCTTCAGGTTATAAAGCACACTCCAGAGCGCACCGTGAATGGCCCAGCCGACCGAACCCCAGGGCAGGTTCTTAGCCATAAGCTTGCCGATCAAAGCGGCCATGTCATCAGAATCGGGCAGGGCCGACTTTGAAGTTTTAGTAACGCCGCTCGTGTTATACACTCCCAGCGGAGTAAATTCAGTACCAGCGCCATAAAGAGCAGTGTGATCTTCTTTTAGAGCCATGGCCTGGATCATGTCATCGCGCACCATCTGATCAGCGTTGTAGCTGGCAGTGCGCAGCAGGTCATTGCTCAGCGGCACCAGAGTTACCAGCTTTTTGGACGACAGCCGCAGGTTACCGAGCTGCATCTTGCTGGCCGTTGCATTTCTGGATTCGCCCACATAATAAGCGGTTGCCCCGCCGGTAATTTTCGGGATGTTCAGGTTGCCCTTCATTTCAATGGGCCGGGCGCCCAGCTTGCGTACAACAGCTTTGGCACGCAGTAAAGGAATAATCTCCTGTGCATAACGCTCGGGCACCAGGTAGCCGCCGTCCGTCGGATCGCTGGCGGTCATCTCTTTCAGGGCCGCGTGCAGGTCTTTGTCCTGCGGATACAGCGGGTTCTTGGCATCTTTCGCGTAGAACAGCGCCCTTTCGGGGTCGTTCTTCGCAAGTATCATCAGTTTTGCGCAGCGGGCCAGGCGGATGCCAGGTTCCAGGACCTCGCCCTTTTCTTTAACCTCCCGGTTGGGATCTTGCTGGTTAGCGCCTTCGGCCTTTTCCAGCATATCGGCGTATTTTCTCTGAGTCTCTTGAAGCGGAGCAAGCTGCTCCTTGACCGTCTTCTCGATAAACTCTTTTAACTCTTCCCAGGTCATTAATATCTCCTCCTCAATATTTTAAACTGGTTAGCTTACCTTCCCGACAGCCGTGTTAATTATTTCTTTGACCGTCTGAGTTATCAATTCTTTCAGCTTTTCGGGTTCGATGCTTAGTTCGTCAAACCGGCCGGCAGCATCTTTTTTTGCGTCTTTGGGAAGTTCTATTGATTCCAGGTCGATGTCGCCGGCGTCTTTGTCGCCGGATCCATCGGCCCTGCTTATCGCTGACTTAAGTCGTTCAGTTAATTGAGTTATAGCATCCTTTATGGAGTCTAGTTTTTCTTGAACTTTTTCTTGGCCTACAGAATTATCAGAAGCCTTATCAGTGTCCAGATGTTTTAAAAAATCAAAAGAAAAACAACGGTACTTCCCATCTTCAACTTCCACCCAAACAAGTTCTCTTTCCTTATCAACCATAACAGGGTCCATCTTCTCAGATGCACCGTCCAGGCTGTCTCGCTCCCAAGGAGCTTCCTCGTCCATCCTGTGGTAGTAGTGGGCCACAAAGCTCTTCGCCTTCTTCAACTCTTCCTCCGACAGATTGGGCCGATTGCGGCCGCCCTGGAGTACAACCGCGCAGGCGTATATCGCTTTCTTTCGGGCAGTCAGCTTGCCGTCAACAACATCGGCAAAGGGCATCTTATACGACTCAAACTTTTCAAGGTCGTCCGCATTGTAGACTACAAAGGCCTTGCGGTACTTCTTCCAATCCATTTTGTCCTTTTCTCCCGATCCGTCCGAGCTGGCCCACTTGCGTATGCGCTTCACTGCCGCTCCCGCGTCCCAGTCGGCATCGGAAGTGTCGATGGGAAGGTCGCGGGCGCCGCCGACTCTCCATGTGCCGTCACCTTTTGTAATGTCGCCTGATTCAAGCAGTTTCAATTCTTCCTCGACCAGTATGCCTTTGCTCCTAGCTACCATGAGGGCGTCCTGGTGCGCCGGCACCGGCACAGCGGAGAGCTCAAGCAGCTCCTGCCGCTTAAACGTATTTCCGAGCCAGCGCCGGTCGCGGCCCTCGCCTTCGTACCGGGCCTCCCATTCTTTGGGAATAAACCCGACCGACACTGCGCGGAGGTATTCTCCTTTGTACAACCTGTAAATAGTGTCGGCAAACTCATACTCTTCCTTCGTGGCAAACTTGATGTCAAAGAAAAGGGTTTTATCTTCGACCCAAACATTGACCGCCTTTCCCACTGGCGGCTGGCGGTAGTTATGTGCCCACAAGAACACCGGGTTTTTTTTGTAATTATCCAGCTCCCACCCGGCAACCTCGATTATGTCTCCGTCCCGGTCCTCGCTCTCAACCGAGCCGGCAAAACGAAGGACCCGCTCGTCGTCGGATCCCACTTCCTTGACTTCGCTGATGTAGATTGTCTTTCGTATCCCCACCGGTTCCTGTCTTTCGCCGTTCTTTATCTGGGCCAAAATTTCAGCTATCTCGTGCCGTTTTTTGTCCCAGTCCATCAGTGCCAGGCTCATTAATGTTCACCTCCGTTTTACTCTTCAAACACCGGCAGCAAAGTGCATCGGCAGTTGATTACTTCTCTGGCCGGGCCGTTTGGATCCCCGGGGTACATAAGGCCGTTTTTAAAGCGCTCGCCTATTTCCACCTTGTCGCCGTTTAACGCATCATGGCTGTCCCTTACCCGCGCGTCCCTGGTCGCCAGCCACTCCTTTTTCTTTACACCGGCCGTGCGGTACGTCTCAAAAGTCCCGTATGCCATGCTGTTATGCGTCTCTGTACGTGCTATTGCCTCCGACCTTGGTCCTTTAGCTCGGGTAAATACCTCTGTTACCCGGTCTCTTAACTTCGGCACCGACTCTCCTTCGCGCAGGCCCTCGGCCAGCGTCTCCCGTAGCGCTGCCCTGGTGGTCTCATTAATTCCTTTAACCTTTTCAGCACCGTGTGTATCTATCCACTCGGTCATGGCCGGCGCCAGCAGGTCGAAGCTCACAGCCAGGCCGAATGTTTCAGTAGCCAGCCTGTGGCCGTCCTGCATAGAAGCAAGCCAGTGTGATCTTAATAATTTTTTCATTGCTGCTACTTGCGCTGCCCAGTTAATTAACCGCTCCAGCAAACTGTCAGCGTCTTTTTGCAGGCCTTCAATGTTACCTTCTTCCCCACCCAGAATTTCGGTAAGGTTTCTGGTTATCTCGTCCTGCTGGGCCTGGAAGAATTTTTTCAAGTCCCGTATTAAAGCAGGTTCACGCTTTCTGGCGTTTTTCTCAAAAGTCCACCAGATTGCAGTCTTTTGCTCTTCGCTCAGTTCTTTTCGGGGTCCGGCCCGCACCTCATTGCCGCGATATGCTTTTCCCTCGTCGTCCCCTTCACCATCACCCAACTCCTCGACCGGAGTTATTACTGCATTATACGGCACGTATAGGACCTGCCCGCGGTCTTTCGGCAGTGGATCTTTTTCATTGGCTTCCCTCCACTCGTCTACTGTTATCGCCCCTTTTTCAAGGCCGTCATTGGCCTGCTTGAGTTTAAATTCTTTGTCTTCCGGCACCGGGTTGTCGAATTCCCAGATTAGCTTCTCGTCAAACTGCGGTACGAGCTGCGCCTGCAATTGCTGCTGGATAAGATCCAGGCACGGCTTTAATACGTTTTTGGTATACAGGTAGTCAGCCGCTTCAATAGTTGCGCGGTTACTGTTCTCTACAATGCCCATAACTTCTGGCGGCACCTGAAAGTGCTGGTTTGCAGTATCTCTCAAAAATTTACGCGACTCTACAAAGTCCATTTCTTTTTGAGCTTTACCCAATTCGTGAATTTTTGCTTCCCATGAAAGTATGGCCGGCTTGTGGGCATTATGGTAACCCGAATATTTCTGCACCCACTCTTCTTTTAAGCGGTCAGCCCCCTTCTTATCAATTCCCGGCGCCTGAATCACTACCGGAGGTTTGGCATCATTATAGAAAAACCTTTTTGTATTCATCTGTTTCTACCTCGTCGCCAATACCTTCTGCTGCACCAAGTCCCCTGCTGTAAGGGTTTACGGGGTTGGGCTCAATAAACCAAATCATGTCCTCCTCTGCAATGTTTATATAACTCCCTTGCAGGCTCACTTTGAAATAAGGCTTTGACGAAGTTGGCAACTCCTTAACCCAGTGTGGTGGTATCGGCCAGAGCTCCGAGGGTACATTAAGTCCGTTTCGCTCGATAAGCCAACCGCCCTCACCACGAACGGAAAGCCATACCTGCGTTAAGTACATCATTACATACCCGCTCATCTTTGGATTAGGTTTTTTAATTAAATCATAAAGGATGTGTTTTTCTACCTCCACTTTCTGCCCGTCTTTTTTTACGTAAAGCCTCCACCTGGCAGCTGCCACGTCCTTTGCTATCTTATAAATAGGTCGCATTCTTGGGTTGCGGCCGTACATTTCCAGCCATTCTCTACTATTTCTTTTTGGTGGCTCCCCCCATTTTGGCTGCAGCGCCTGGCCAATAGCGCTTAAAAAACCATTTGCCTGCTTTATCCCCGCAAAAGCAAAAAAACCTTCGCGGGCCACGGCCATGCCAAATTTTAATGCCATCCATCTCTGCCTCAAATTTTGGATCACACTCATCCGCGCCACCTCTATTTAGTAAATCTTGTACGACGGTACCTGCAAACGATTTAATGCCTGCGTCATAGCGTCAACCTGGTCATCGTTAGCACCGTTGGGAAACGCCGCACACTCTTCTATAAAATCATGAACCCAAGGAGCAATGCTCGGATCGGGAAGATAAACATTCCCCGCCTCTATGTCCGGGGAAACTGCGGCAGCTCTCGCTACTTTTCCTCCTTCTGGGTTAACTGGAATCAGTCCCGGTATCTGTCTTTTTAGCGTAGCAATAACCGCCGGGCCGTTGGCTTTATCTTCAATAAGCTTGGCTCCAGCCTGCGGCCACTTCGCTGTAAGAGACTTGATAGCCATAATCGTTGCCGGGAAATCCATTCTATCCCGCACCTGGTCCAACAGATATTTATCGGCACCTTTTCGCCCCCACACTTGGCCAACAACAAAATCAGGCTCCTTGCTCTTTGCAGCTTTCTCATCCTTAAAAGCACAGTCCCAAGACTGAATAATTTCATCAAAGCTGCTAGGTGCCTGCCGGTAAAACTGCCACCAGCCGCGCTTTAACATATTTCCTTCCTGCGGACTGGGTTTCTGTTGATAAAGTGCCGTCCAAACTTGACTGCCAACCTCTTTTTTCGTATTTTCCATCCAAGCTTCGTCAAAACCGTGTTCGGGCCATAATGGTTCCCCCGGCTTTCTGCCCAACTGGTCATTTTTCTCTGCCTTTGCCGGCAGGCTTACCACTTCCCATTTCCCCTGTTCCTGCTTTAACAACCTTCCGGCCAGGTCATCTTCATGCCACCTGGTCAGGATAATAATTACCGCTCCGCCCGGGTGCAGACGGGTAAGTAAAGTGTTCTGCCACTCGTTCCAGACCATCTCCCGGTAAGTTTCCGAATTTGCTTCCTGCCTATTTTTAATCGGGTCATCTATAATTAGCAGGTCCGCGCCCTCACCGGTAATAGGACCGCCAATTCCTGCTGAAATCATGCCTCCCCTGTGACCTTCTATGCCCCAATTGGTCATGGAAGCATTGTCCTGCGACAATTTTATCCCGAAAAGCTCTTCCCCAAATTCGTCTATCTTTTGCTTGTTTGCCCTGCCGAACTTCCGGGCCAGGCTATCACCGTAACTTATTTCTATTACCCTGCGCTCAGGATTTTTACCAATAAAAAAAGACGGGAACGTTTCGCTCACCGTCATGCTTTTGGAATGTCTCGGCGGCATGAATATCATCAGCCGCTTAATTTTACCTTGTTCGACTTGCTCTAGTTTTTTACAAATAAAATCCGTGTGTCTGGCAGGTATATACCTTCCTCTATGTGTGTATTCGCAGTAAAAAGAATAATCAATTCTCGCTAATATTTTCCATTGCTCTGCTACGCCGATAGAGCTGTTTAAGCAGTTCTCTTGCTTCCGGATCGGACTGCAGACGCTGTTCGATATAGTATTCTTCACGCTTTGTCACCTGCCCGGTCTGCTCCTGCCGGCTGGTAGGTTTGCCGGTCAGCAGCTGGGCTTTTTCTATAGACTGAGACATTGCACCCACAAGCGAGCGCAGCCAGAAAGAGGCATCTTTATCGCGGCCGTATCCACCATTTACAGCTATCTTGACTTCTCTGACGGCATCCTCTGCTACTCCCAACAGTTCGTCAGCTATTTTCTTTTGCCGGTCCACTATATATTCCCTGGCTTCTGTTAAAGCCTTACTAACTGCTTCCTCCCGCTCTTCTTTGGTTCGGTTCGCATGGTTCGGTTCGGTGGTTCGGTTCGCTCGCTCTTCTTTTCGCCAGCGCTTAATCGTGCCGGCGGGGATGCCGGTCTGCTCGGAAGCTTCTCTCACGGTAGTAGCCTCAGCGATGGCAAGAGCTTTTTGCTTTTGTTCCTCGGTCCACTTGGTCATGTGTATCACCTAAAGAAAAAAGAGCCCGGAGGCTCTTTTTGTTTAAACTTTATTTTTTGAATTTATTTCTAATTCTTTCTGCTTCTTCTTTTGAAAGACGGTTTCCTTTTGGTGAATACTCTGTTATATCAGGATCTTGAAAAATAATTCTTAGCAAAATATCAATAATCCTATATGAAGCTAATATAAAATATGCTACCATAAATGTCCAAATAATATTAAGAAAATAATTATTTTTTATATACATTATTGAAGATATTACTACCACCGCTAAACCCGTTATTATGGCTGTCCTGAAATAATTCATAAATACTTTTTTGTCCACGTAGGAATAAATGTATCTTATAATCTCAGTATCTTTAATACTAACTAAAATTGCCAATAATACACCAATAAATCCTACAATAATAGAACTAAAATTTATTGCCCCATCCAAAATCTTATCAAACTTTTCAACTGGAAATGAAATGTTAAAACACTCTTTTATTCCCAAAATGATTAATGCTCCAACTGCAGGATAAACATTTTCAAAATAAAAGCTAAAATTGTCCTTAAATTTCATTTCCATCAATTCTTTCTTGCAATACTTGACTTTCAATCTCTTCTTTTTTATCCCTATATATTTCATACATCCTAAACGCAACATCTTCGTGAGTAAGAGAACGCTTTTTTTCTAAGGGTATATATGTAAAATCATGCATTTTATCCTCAAATAAATCAATAACCTCCACTTTTGTATCATCGGTATCTTTTTTCCCTAATTCTGCCTTTGTAACTATATCTTTATTGTCCAAAATATCATCTATGGTATCATGAACTGTTTGACGATGTAGTGTTTCACCTTTTACATAACCTAGGTTAATAGTTATTTCAGCATTTATTGGATTGTATTTACCGAAACAATTAATTAAAGCCCTAATAGGTGATTTCCCTTCCCTAAAAACCTTATTGCGTAAATCTGCAAATCTCACCGTCATTTTACGGTAATAATTAGCCTTCTTAGCCCTTTCAATGCTATCTTTTAAAGTGATAGGCCTCAGATAAATAGTTTCTTTATTTTCTTTTTCCCAAAGTAAATTAAGGTATGTCTCTATTCCTGTTGGAGATAAACTATGTCTATTTCTTTGAAGCATCAAGACATATAAATTATCATCATATAATGCAGAAACATCTTCGCCAATATATTCATCATCTTCCAATATCATCGGTTCAGCTTCTGTTTCCGTTGTTGCCCTTGAAGGTAAGTTTATATCTCTTAATCTTGTAAAATGTAAAAACCAATATTTTAAATCATCTCTATAATATAACCGGTCTAAGCGTGCTTGCTCTTGATAATAATCATATGTCCTAGCTTCTAATGACATATTACCTACTTTTTCAAGCCATCTTCTTAAGTCAAATAATCTATCCCGCATATTATCTGGGTCATCTTCTTTTTTGTATACTACTCTATAATATTCAAATTTAACTTTTCTAGTGTAATTAATATGAATCCCTCCTTTAAATTATTATTATTATTAAGCTTTCTCATGGAGGGATGAATTCCTTCACAAAAATTCCGACATATTACAACAAAAACCGCCCTCCCGGACGGCTCCTTGGTATCATATTACCACACTTTTCTCCAAAAAAGTGTCTAAGATTTTTCTTTTTACACCACCTTTAAAGCTCCAATACCAAAAAGTCTAACGGCAAATTTCCTTATGGCAGCATTTCTTATATTGTATATGCTCTGTCTGGAATTTTCGCTATATCCGATTTCCTCCGCTATTTCTTCCTTAGGAATCTTTTCAATGTACCACTTGCGAAGTACTTCCCCGTACAGCTCGCACCCCGGATCCTTGCTTATCTCCTCCAGAATCTTATCCACTTCCGCCAGCGCTTTTTCCGTCTCAGCAATATTCTCAGTAAGCACTTTTATCTTATAAAGGTCATTGATAGCTTCATCGTGGGCGCTCGCCCTAACCCCGGTCAAATCAAACTTGGCTACTACATCGCTACTCGGGCAAGACTTACCAATCAACCTTGACCTCTCCCGCCTCATGTGCTCCAGGCTTCTGTATAACTCGTTGTAGTAGTATAGATATTTTTCAGCCTCCTTGATATAGTTCACCTTGCACACCTCCCGGCCGGTGTGGTAAAATCTAGACAGCCATATCTATTGCCTTTATCCGCCGGGAGGCGGGGTTATTTTTATTCTTTTTGTTGGAAGTATGGCGGCGGCATAATGCCATGTTTGCTTACTAAATGCAATGCTTGTTCTTCTTTAAAGCCAGCTGTTATTAATGATTCATAATAACTATGCATTAATTCAGCGCATATGGAATAACAGGCTATTAACTATTTTTTGTTTTTCTTTAACTCTTTTATG